CCAATAGCACCTTCATCAGACAGAGCGCGAAGGAGTTTGTATTGCTCGGGGCTGTCCAGCGCGTTTGCTAGCAGCACTTCGGCGCTCTCTAGAACACCCATGTTCCTGCCGAGAAGACCATTGGCCCCTACAACAAAGGTGTTGGAGATAAAGTTCCGGACTTGGGACAGCGGGTTCAGCACTGTCTTCGACATTTGGGAAATGCCTTTCAACTGCAATGAAACAGCCAAGGCATCTTGCACCCCAGAGTATGCGCGGGATGGAGTTGTCAGCGCGTTGTAAACCTCAACGGGGACATAGTTTCCCGAAAGAGAACCAAACTTTCCGCCGAATGCATTTTCTAAATCGACTTCCCCAGCTTTAACGTAGCCCATGTCCCCTGTCAGGTCTGCAATCTGATTGTCCGTCAGGTTCGCACCGTCAATGACCATGGGCCTAGCACCAGCGTTCATCTCTGAAACCGCTTCCGCCAAAGGTCTTGCGTTTCTAGGTACAAGTGTTGCAGGGTCAATCCCGCCCGACACAGTGTCGAACAATCTTTGCCCTGCCATAGTGGAGGAGAGGCTGTCGATGGTCCGGAGAAAGGCTTCCTTCGGGTCACGAATCTCGCCCATCATCTCGCGAAGCATAGGGGCTTCGGTTAGCATCTGGCTGCGGCCTTCAAGCATACCCTGTGAAACATTAAACAAGGACGCACGGCCCTTTTCTGCAGAGGCCCCTTGACCTTTAGTATACTTCGCTGCTTGGGCTCGAGCTTCTGGAGTCAAACCCGTGGCGTTAAGGGTCTGGTTAAATATCTTGTCAATCTCTTGCGATGCTTTTTGGGTGGCGGCAACGGGATCCGCTGCCAACAAAGGATCTTTCCGCATAAGATACTTGCTGACTTGATCAAGCGCCCCTTTGTATTGAGGCATTTGCGCGACAGGAGTACTGAAGTTTTCAGGGCGCGTGTGTAATTCATAGACACGGCGAATGTATGATCCTTGGTTCGCATCGAACTGCGCTTTCAAAGTAGACTTTGTTGCGTCGTCTAGGTTCGGAGCGGCGTCAACGGATGACTTGAAACTCTTACTCAGATCATCAACCTGCATACGCATGGCATCCGCTGCGCCCGCAGCCTTCTCACTGTATGCTTTGACAAAGTCAGACCGCTTAACTTCCCCAGTCAAGTAATCCATTGTCGTGTTGTATGCCTTCTGAACTGCCGCTTTCTTCTCGCCTCGCTTTAGTTTCTGAGCACTAATAGCTTTTTTCATTGCGCCATCATAGTTAGCCAGAAGCTGGGCTGCGATGCCTTGTTCAGTTTCTCCAACAGCTTCCGCTGTGCGGATGGCGTCTGCGATTTCAGGTGGAGTAAATCCGTTTGGTGTCAGATACCTACGGACAAACGGTACACTTGTGGCCTTCTCTCCAAGAAAGTTCAGTCCTTTAGACAGAGCCCTAGCCGTGGCCGGGACCCCAGGAACCATGGCCGCGCTCCGAACAGTTCCGCCAATAACAGGAAGAAGTACTTCCCCAGCGGCGTTGAACATAGCACCTTCAAGACCCAGCCGGAACTTGTTGCGAAGACGAACGCCTGCCAGCGCCATTCCGGTTATGCCCTCTTCATCTTCTGTGCGTAATTGTTCGGGCATAGCGTCCCAGCTATCAGCCAGAGACGTATTGGTGCTTGGAGAAACAAGGAAGTCCGCGACCCCTGTGCCCGCTGTGGTTAGAACTGCCCGTCCAGCCTGCGTCTTTGCCAAGTTGCTTTTCTTGCCAAACTCGACGGCGGACTTTCCGAACCAAGTCTTAGCTGCGGGGAGCGCGGTCCCAGCTTTGACTGCCGCGGAGGCCTTCCCTGCTTTACTTACCCAACCCAAAACGGGGATAGCTGCGGAACCATAGTTCACGACCATCTCTACAACTTTTCCCGCGGTTCTTTCAGGGGTAAAACCTAAAGAGTTTTTAGCATCTTCAAAGAACTGAGACGTGGCTTCTTGAGCGCCCTCGTCCGCGACGCCCGTAGCCTCAAGACCGATGGCACCAAGTTCACCCACCCCTTGAACGATGTCCACGACACCCGCGCCAACACCTCTGGCAACAGAGCCGAGGACTGTTTGGTCAGACTCTGGCTCCTCGTCAGCGGCAACGCCAAATAGTTCAGAGCCCTCGTTAGCGGCAACGCCAAATAGTTCAGGGCCCTCGTCAGCGGCAACGCCAAATAGTTTTTCCGCCATGCGAGGCTCCTATGGTTTTTTCCGTGGTTTATCGTTTTGTATAAACTCAGTTCCAGAGGGCAGCGCGTCATACTCAGCTTGGGTTGTCACCACAGGTTTCTTACCCCGAATGGGCTCACCCGAAAGATCCATTTTGTAGTCTTCACTGACTCGGGTTCTTGCGGCGTTCAGGGCGTCGTCATATGTCTCGTAGTCTCCGGAACCCCCCGCATAAAGCGTCTCTGCCAAACGATACATTTGAGTCAGGGGCTCGGTGCGTTTTCCGTAAATACTGTCTGTGCCTTTGACTTTTGCAACAGCTAGGTCCCGACCAAACTTTTCACGAGCCCGTTTGTCTGCAAGGACTTCTCCAAATGCGGTCAGCGTAAACTTATCGTCCCGTGCTTTCTTGTCCGTGGTATTCTTGCTGATCTGAGCAGTGCTTGCAAGCAAGCCGTCAGCGATGTTCTTCATTGCATCAGGGCTTTCGCCCGCAGCAATCCCAAACCCGAGCATCGCCATGTTCATCCAGAATTGTTCTTTTTCGTCCTCGTCTGTCTGACCCATAAGATCCGTCAGCATCTTCTTCATTGCAACGGTCTGGTCTTTGACGCTCATGTTTGAGGTATCAACCCCCGTAGATTTCAGTAAGGCGTCGGCGGCGATCGTGTTCGCGTCTCCTGGGTTCTTATCTATGTCCGTTAGGATTGTATCTGTGTCAATTGCGGGGGCTTCTCCAAATGCGGTGGGGGCTTCTACCTCGGGGGCTTCTGCGGCGGGGGCTTCTGCGGCGGGGGTTACAGTTTCCGCGACAGCTTCTGGCGCAGCTTCTGCCTCTGCCGCGGCAGCTTCTTCGGCGCGAACCTCCTCCAACACGTTTACTGTTGGAGGCTCGGGGACTACAACGGCGTCTGCCCGATCTAAAAGGTCAACTGCCGTTTCTGGCTCAATGATCCCGAGCTTAGACCCAATGTTCCCAGCTAGGTCTAACGCGCCTCGTGTAAATCTTGATTGCAGATTAGGATAGCTTAGATTGCTCAACAAAAGGTTTGAGTCATATCTTTCTTCTAAAACTTTCTTACGATTTTCCAGAACTGTTCTTTCATTCTCTGACGTACTGGGATCAGCTATGCGGTCAAGAAGGGATTTATATTCAGTCTCTAAGTTTTGAAGATACTCCGGATCGCCTTCTTCTGGGACACGCCCAAGATCTTCTACGGAGGCAAAGAGGTCCCCTGCAGTCAGCTCAGAAACTTCCCCGTCTTCATTGCGAACTACATAAACGCCGTTTGCGCTGCCCAAGATTTCCAAGTTTAAGGCGTTTGCTACAGAGTTAACGTCTGTTTCTTCGGTTGCATTTGCGGTAAGGGCAGCCTGTTCTTCTTCCGCAGTTATTTCTCCAGTTATATCGCCCTGCAATTGGGAAAACAGTTCTGTCGCTTGAGCTAATTTATCAGCCTCTGTCCTTTCCCCGCCAGGGTTCCTTGCGCCCTCTTGGGCTGCAAGAGCCACTTCATCCGCACGAGCATTGTTTGCGTCGACGTAACTTTGATTTCTTTCAGCGTCCCCGGTTCTAATCTCGTTGATTCTATTCACAAACGGAGTGATAAACGAGTTGCCAATTACGTTTGAGTCTAGGCCCGTGCTTTCAAGCGCAGTTTCAAGAGGGTTATTTGAGTAAACACTGGAACGAAGTTGGTCCAACACGGAACGGTTGTCCTCCACAGGAGGATTCCTTCCGGCCTCTTCCGTATTAAGGGCTGCATTAGCCCTTTCGGCCTCTGCAATTCTCTGGGCTTCTACTGCAGCCGCAGCTTCCTGCTCACGACCCAGACGAATAGAGGAGCGAAGCTCGTTGTCTTCCATTACATCCCCGACAGGGGCAAACACTTCACTTGCCATGTCTCCAACAGGTTCAAAAATACTACGCAAAGTATCGTTTAGGGAGAACCCGCCTTCAGCAGCAGGCAATTCTTGTACGTCGTCAACAACTTCTGGAGTGACAAGGGCCGTGGGATCAACCCGCCCTGCAGCAATGGCATTCTGAAGGGGCTCCATGGACTGTTGCATCGAGGCACCTAAATCTTGAACGGGGCCTTCTATTACTTCGCCTAAATTTTGAACGGGGCCTCGGATGGTTTCCGCCACAGGAGTCATTAGGCTCCGCATCAAATCAGCTATTCCGCCGCCGCCGTCAACAACTGGCGCAGGGGGCTGGGCCATAACCTGTTGAGCAATATTAACACGGTCCTGCGTACCCTGCTGCGCAAGTTGCGCTTGACTAGGTTGCTCTCCCGACACCTTCTGAATAACCGCTTGCACGATACTCGGATCACGGATCACGTTGCCTTCTCTGTCAATAACAGTTCCGTTGTCCACAAGATAAAACACAGTGTTGCCAAGGATAACCATGTCGCCACCGGAAGCAGCCCCCGCACCGCTGGAGAAAATGTTACCTTCTCCAAAAATCTCGTTACCATAACCTGTGCCGGGGCGTGGAACACCTTGCCCACCCGTTTGAAACCGCTGGGCTGCACCCATCAGTTCAGGGGACGAAGCAAGGATTCCACCCATTCCGGCGAGCTTGGTACGAGCATCTCGGTTGGAGAACATCTTCCGATTCATAACACTCATTGTTAAACTCCTTAACCAAACATGCCCGATTTGCCTAGACTATATAGACCTCCGGCCAATCCTGCAAACTGTGATACGGGGCTAGCACTAGGTTGTTGCTGCGACGTAAACGTAGACTGCGATGTCGGCATGCCTTGGAAGATGTCGGAGTAAAAGCCAAGCTGTTGATATGGCTGCATAGTGTTTTGATACTGAGTTTGACGCTGCGCATCGAGGACTGCTTGCTGCTGCCCCTGCTCTTGTCCGCCAAAACTGGACAGTGTGTTGATATCGTTCAGGTTTAGACCTTGGAAGGCTTCGCCGAGCTTGGCTTGGTTCATGCCCAAGCTGCCGATTCCCTGACCGAGTTGCCCGTACTGTGCCGCGCCAGACTGCATAAGCTGCGCCCCAGCCATGCCAGCTTGTCCCGCGGCTTGCGCCCGAGCCAATTGCTGTTGTTGTGCTTGGTTATAACCAGACTGGCGTAACCCTGCTGCAGCCCGAGCTTGGGCGTCGATTGTATTACGTTGCTGCTCTGCGCGTTGGATGCCCTGGCGAGAACCACCGAAAGCGTCTGCCCCAACAGATTGAGCGTCGAGCCCCTGCTGTTGAATGTTGCTTTGACGCTGAATGTCCTGCATCGTTTGGTCAATAACAGCCTGCTCATACGGGTTCATGTACGCCTGTGCTGCATTTGGGTTTAGAATGTTTGCGGCAGTCGTCGATCCGATTTGCCCAGCCGAAGTAATCGATTGCGCCAAGGGGTTAAGCCCAGCCTGCGTTGCAGCGATACCTGTACCAACACTGCCCGCCGCACCCTGAAGCATGGGAGCGTAAGAGCCTACACCCTGTTGTGCCAACTGCGTAGCCTGCTGTTGTAAAGGTGTTCGCTCCGCGACATTGTATGCCGGAAGAGTGTAATTGTCCTTGCCCAGAGCTTGTGCCCGGTCAAGGATTTCTTTCATGTAGGTTTTCTGCCAATCAGGTAAGTCGGCAATCGAGGTGCTTGTTACTGTCTCAACCATTTCAACGGCCTTTCATTTCTGACACTTCAGCAAACATCCTTGCAGCCTCGGCACCTCGTGTTCCATTCGCTGCGCCACCAAGGCGCATTCCTGCTCGTTTCATATCCCCGTCAGGGTCCATGCGAGCAAGGTCTTTTCCAGATAATATTACTTCGCCGTTGCCCACCGCAATCTGCTCAACAGGGCGTCCATTCTGCATGATCTGCCCCGGAATGGAATCGCTGGTCACGGTCCCCGGACCTTGGATCAAGCCTCCCGCTGCAAACTGCGCTAGCCCACCCTGTGCCAGACCTTGATACACCGGATCCACTTGAGTTGCTTGAGCCGCATTAGCCTGAACGTTTCGGTCATGCGCATCGCGCTCTTCAGCAGTGCTGAACGCAGGCGCGTTGCCGTCTGGGCCAGTATAACGAGACTTGTAAAGGTTTCGGTCCCAACCTTCTTGCTGTTCGGGGCCTGCATCCCATTTTGCTTTCCTGGCGTCCATTGGATCCACTTGGTCTTCTTTGTCGAACAACAGACTCTCTAGCCCTTGAGCCGCGGCTGCGCCCCCAGCAAAGCCTAAAAGGCCCGAGCCAGGGAGAAAGTAGTTTGCGGCGAGCCCACCAAGAACACTGAGTATGCTCATCTTACCAAAGACCTCCGCCTAAAGGTGGAAGCGTAATTGGCACAGTAACATCTTTTTGCTCTGGAGCATTTTCTGGTTTTTCAGTCATACCACTATCCTCAGTTCACCCGTTGCTGTTTTATATACATCATTTTCCACCAAACCTCCAGTAATAGCTGCGCCGTTGTTTGCATAAACAGAAAGGCCTGTTAAATTAAGCGTGTCGGCCCTAATTGGCCCCGGATTCTGCAGTTGTTGAGCGTACACAGAAAACTGACGTGTAACCTGCGCCGTGTAAGTCTGGCTATACTCCGATGGAGCTTGGGCAAAGAATGGTACAACAGCGTTATTAAACGACATTATCTTCTTCCATCTGGGCGAATGTCAATACGAGGCGTTCCAAGCCTCCATTGAGTGTTTACTTCATTTGACTCAACCCTCAAAGACACAGATCTACCACGCAACCGGACGTCGATCTGATTGGTGTACTTCTCCAAAGGAGTGCTGGAAGTTCGAACCGTGTTTCCACTTTCCGTCTGAGTTGTTCCACTGCCAGGGTACGTCCGTGCGTTTAAAGTGAACGTGACCAAAGGAGTTCCAGTGGAGTTCCTGAAACCTACGTCTGGGATAATCCGTTTCACCGACATAAACTGATCGCCGTCTCCAACATCAATGCCACTGGATTCAACAAAACTGTTAAGCGGGCTTGGCGGGTTAGTGCTCCCGTCTGATATACCGTTCTCTTGGAAGTAGATGTTGCCGTCAGGAGATGCAGCGATAGGGAACCCAGACACGCCCCCTGCGTCCCAAGCAGTCCTGTCCAAAGATCCAAAAAACCAAGTGTTGTCAGAGTAGTTAAAGGCGACATATCGGTCGTTGGCTTCACTATTAGCAGATGGGTAGAACCACCAGACCTCATTAAATTCACTGTTGCTGCCTGCAGTAACCTTACTCAGCTGGGAAGTGTTTACATTGTCGAAGACAAACTCCTCCACAGGGCACGGTATAATACTTACGTTACCATCATACCGATAGAACACGTCGTTCCCCATCCAGTAGACAGCATCGCCAACAGCTACCGCTGCGTTCTGACCCAGGATCGAGGTGTTGGTAGAGACTTCCGCCAAACCAAACGTAAATGGAGGCCCAATATACTGCATGGCGCTAACTGATCTATCGGTGAATACGACGACCTGTTGTTTTGTCTGGATAGCAGCCACAATTTCGGATCCAGAGCCAACACGAAGTTCCCCCGCAGTGTTGGTAGCCAAAGCGTTCCAAACAGTGAAGCTCTCTTGGGTAGAGAACCGTATAGTTAGGGGGTCTAAGTTTCCGGGGTCGCCTTCTGGATCACACCCGAAGGCCAATACGTGGCGATCTCGTTCAGAAACCAACACAATATTAGCTACTTGGGGTTGGGCGCTGCCACTTATACTGGTGATATTTACAGCCCTAGCTCCGGTGCCTGCAGAAGTATTCCAGTAGTATATAGCACCCCCACGAATGTTAGCGAGTAAGTCCTCGCCGAAGTTATCCATAGACCAAAGGCGGACGTTCGCACCGGGAACAGTAACGTCTGCGGCAGAACCCCACGTACCGCGACTCCAAACACCCGCCCCCCAGCCACTACCCGCTGCAGCTGCATCTAGTCCGGTATTTATTTGGTACGTGCCAACAGTGTTCGTCCCGCCGTTCCCTGTGTCCGAGGCGTTTGCGGTTGCCGTAGCTGTAATAGTGTACGAATTGTCATTCACAAGAGATGTGACTTGGTATTCTTGGTTCAGTACTGTAGCGGTAATAGCCCCACCAAGGCTCACTGCACCGGAAAATGTAACAAAATCGTCTAATACGCAGCCGTGGGCTGTATCAGCCACGGTAATAGTAGCACTGCCGTTTGTCGCGGCAAACGTAACATCCCCGGCGCTCGTAACCAAGCGTATCGGAGTAATATCTACAGGGAGAGCGCCGTCCACAATATACAGCTTTAAAGACGTGCCCGCAGCGACATACCGCGTACCCGTCAGGGAAGTCCAAGTATGTAGGTCACGGCAAGTGCCGAGCATTGTGGTTGAAGTTAAGCGTGTCCACCCACCTATTGTCTCAGGCAGGCCTAAACGAAACCGTATCTTGTCGCCGTCACGCCACCCACCTTCGTTGGTGTAATCTGTCGTGTCCCGTACAAGGCCTGGTCGGAACTGGAGCTTTTGTAGTGGCATTTAGAAACCTCCAACGGGGTGATTACGAGATGGTTCCAGAATTGGTATTTACGTTGCCGAGAGCGGTTAAGTTGCCTGAACTGTCTACACGAAGAACATTTACGCCGTTATAGGCAAAAGTTAAATTTACTCCAGACGCCGTTACGGTCCAGCTTTGGGTGCCGCCTGTAACGGTTAGAGGCGAAACGAACGTAGGAGCAGTGCTAATATTGTCAATCTGAGTCTGGATGGCAGAGGTTACACCATCAACATAGTTTAGCTCCGCCGTGGTAGCCGTAACACCGTCAAGGATGTTTAGCTCCGCAGTGGTAGCCGTAACCCCATCAAGGATGTTTAATTCGGCTGTTGTAGCCGTAACTCCATCAAGGATGTTAAGCTCTGCTGTCGTAGCCGTAACACCGTCTAGGATGTTTAGCTCTGCAGCGGTAGACGTGACTGTGGTGCCGCCGATAATCAGGGAACCTAAGTCCAAAGAACCCGTAACATCAGTGACCACTGCGCCAGAACCCGCACCATCGCAGAAGATTATCTTTGTTGTGCCCGTTACCACGCTGACACTCGCGCCAGAACCCTGCGTAAAAGTAGCTGTCTGCCCACTACCGTTCTTAACAATGTAGATGTGTTGAGCATCGTTGGGGGAGATCGTTACCGTATTGGTTCCAGAAGGAGAGCCGCCAAGTACTAATACGTTGTAATGTCCGTCTGAGGCTGCGCCGTCAGTAGTAGTCAGCGTATGGGTTGTGCCAGATAAAGTAATTGCACCAACGCCGTTGGTTAGACGATCAATTATCGTCATGTTGTCGTTTACGGTGTTGCCCCATGTAGCGGACTGTTCACCGTTAGCAGGTAGTTCTAGGCCCGCGTTTCCTGTATATGTACTAGGCATAAATCACCCTCATGCTGCTATCGGCGTCCAAATGGTACCGGGGTTAGGAACGACAGGCCCCCATACAACCGGATTACCGACCTGACCTTGAGCCGCTACTCCAATAGGGATGACGATTGCCGACCCTGTAATTGATACGGAGTTTACCGCACCTGTACCAAAAACTCCAGTGGTAACTGCGCCAGCGCCAGCGTCTACGGTTACACCGTTAACAGAACCAGTGCCTGCTACGCCAGTAATAGAGAACGTAGCAGTGCCTACGACTGTAACGTCGTTAATTGCGCCTGTGGCTTGGACACCCGTTGGGCTAATAACCGAGGCGTTAATAACAGTCACACTACCAACAGAACCCGTAGCTGCGATACCTGTGACTGCGGCCCCTGCGCCAGCTTGGGCTACAACGGTGCCAACCAAGCCGTTTAGCTGATCCATGGTAAATGTAGCTATAGCACCGCCGTCTACTGTAACGCCGTTGCTTGATGCAGTGCCTTCAACAGAGCCGAGGGTTAGGCCACTTTGATTGCCCGTAACCAGCACGGTGCCTATAGCGCCAGTGCCTACTGACCCCGTAGGGATGAGCAGCTGCGCTCCACTACCAAAGTCGGCTAACGCAGCGCCAGCATAAGGGGCAAAACCTAGCATATTATGTGGCCTCCTCCGGCTGTAGCGTTATCCGTGTGGTGCCGCCTGCGCAGTTGAGTAGCGCAGGCGGCGTGTTTTTAAGTCTCGTAGCGCACTAAAATTCTTGCGCCTCTTGCTGTAAAAATCGCTGCATTTGTGGTTGTGTTCTGGGCCGCATGGTATAAATTCGTGGAGGCAAACTTGGCGTCTGGAGCTGTCAAGAGAAAATCGCCAGCAGAGCCGGATACACTCTGCCCAAAACCTCCCGGTGTACCCCCATTTGCAAAAATAAATCCGCCCGACCCATAAGTGCCAGAGTCTGCAGCGAAATTTTGATTAGTTACTTGCTTGTACGTCCAAGTAGAGCCAAGGTTTGTGCTAGAACCAACCCAACCACTTTGCCCAGCCTTGACCCATTTGCCGTTGCCATATGCTATTTGATACCAATTGGGGGTTCCGCCGGGTGCGTTCTTAGCCCCCAAGTCTGTCCATGTCGCACCGTTATCCGTACTCTTTATAATTCTATTAAGTGCCACTCCCAGCCAATTATTTCCCCCGTCATTAGCGGCATCATCGAGAAGATAACCCGCTCCAGCGGGGTTTGTTGGCTGGGACCAAGAAACACCGTCATTAGTGCTTCTAAATATGTATTGATCTCGATATCCACCTATAAAAACGCCATTGCCATAATTTATAGAACACCAATCACCGCCAGCTCCGCCAGCGCCACTATAGCTTGGGGCCACGCTTGCCCAACTTCCCCCCAGATTTGTGCTTCTGGCTATTTTACCGTTATTACATGCAGCGACAAAGGTTCCGTTACCACTGGCGGCAAGGCCGCCCCTAGCGTATTGGATATCGGTATCATGAGCGTTTTCTACCCAAGATTTTCCTGTACCATCTGCTGATTTCCAACTAGCGCCTTGGCTAGTGCCCCAGTCCACGGTAACAAATTTATCCTCGCTCGCATCGTATGCTATATGACCCGGGCTTTGACCAGCATCGGCATTCAATATATAGGGCACATAAGTAGACCCATACGCAATACCACCACCGCCAACGCCGCCCGCATTAAGGGTCGCCACCGTAGTCGCATCAACAGACGCGATGTTGGTCAACTCTCGCGAGTTACCTATCACCTGTGTGCCGTTTACCTGTATAGCCATCTTCGTATTCCTCTACTATTAGCCGTTAAGTTTTGCCGTCAGCGCGTCGATCTGCGCCTGCTGCTCTTTGATTGCCTCTATCAAAAGGCCCACCATGTTGCCGTACTGCACGGTCAAGTGACCTTCGCCACCCTCCTGCACTAGCTCCGGCATAACCTTCTGCACCTCTTGGGCGATGACGCCAGAGGACTTCTGGTCGTTGTGCTTAAACGTAAACATATACCCGCCGAGTTGCTGCACCTTCTCAAGTGCGTTCTCGATTGGCTTGATGTCCTTCTTGGTATTGCGGTCAGATGTGGTGTTGAATGTAGCAGCTTGCATCGTGCCGCCAGTTAGGATGCCCTTGTCAGAGTAGGAACGCACCCAAGAGGTGTCCTGCATAAACCAGCCGCCACCGTAGGTCGCCCAGTAGATACCCGTAGCGCCATTAGCATAGAACCAGCCGTTTGCAGTGACGCGGGAAAACGTAGGGCTGTCGCCAGTGCTCAACGCTTGGTTTGCTGTGAAAGTAGTGTACCCAGCGCCGTTAGTCAGCTGGTTGGTGTTCGTTACATTGGTTGCACCATTAGCTACGTTTAGAAGTGTACGAGCCTTAGCGGCTGTGTAAGAACGCCCGTAGGTGTCACTACCATTAGTACCTGTAAACATACCCATCGCAGAGCTATCGCCGCTTGTTGCGAAAGTCCCGGTACCGTTGAAGTAGCTAGAAAAAATATAACCACCGCTATTACGTTGCACAACTGTGCTGGTACTTTCGCCTGCTGATACCGTGTAAGGGAAGCTGTAGTTGTTAGCTGAAGTGGCTATGGTATCTAGCTTCGATCCATCTACTGAAACATTTCGGCCATCGAACGTGGAGTTGGTGGTTATAGCGCCTGTCATGGCACCGCCGCCCAAAGGTAACTTAGTGCTGTCCGCAACGGTTATGTTAGCAGCGCCGTTAAACGATACCCCGTTAATAGTACGGGCTGTAGCCAGCGTAGTAGCCGTTGAGGCGTTCCCCGATAGAGCCGCTGTGACTGTGCCTGCGGAGAAGTTACCCGAACCGTCTCGGGCTACAACCTTTGAGGCTGTGTTGGCGTTTGTGGCGTCTACACCAAGAGTGAGAGCAGTGCCCTCAGAAGCCGAGCCGCCACCTGTCAGGTATGAACCGTTAGCAACAGACTGGACGTAGTTTCCGGTCGTGTCGGTCCCTAGAGCAACAGAGTTCGCTTGGATCGTAGCAGTGCCAGTGACGTTGCCAGACCCGTCAAACGAGGCTGAAGTCCAAACCACATCGCCTGTCATTCCGATTGTTCGGCCAGTAGCTAACGCGGTGGCTGTCGAAGCATTACCGCTCAAGGCACCTGTAACCGTACCCGCGCTAAAGTTACCTGATCCGTCCCGGGCAACAATAGTCGAAGCAGTGTTGGCGTTCGTCGCATTGGACGTAACTGTAAAAGTCCCGCCTTCGCTGGACACCGAGCCAGAGATACCCGTGCCTGAAGTAGCGCCCGCAGTAACATAGTTACCTGTAGTATCTGTGCCCAGTGCAACAGAGTTCGGCTGAATCGCAGCGGTCCCCGTAACATTACCTGTGCCGTCAAACGAAGCTGAAGTCCAAACTACGTCGCCTGTCATGCCGATGGTGCGGCCTGTAGCTAACGCAGTGGCCGAAGAAACCGGAGTGACTAAGGAGAACTCAGTGCCCGATATCGAAAGGCCTGTACCAGCAGTGTATATTGGGGCGTCAGAGACTAGCGCAAAAACAATGTTTGTTGTACCAAAAGTAATAACACCTGTTGTGGTCATCACGTCAAGCTCACCACCGTGAGCCGTACCCTCAGTAATGAAGAACGCATCGCCTTCACCCAAGGTATCTGGATCACTTGGGGCGTAGGAATCAGCGTCTGTAGCTCGGGTAAGAACCCAGTTTGTACTAGCAGAACCTACTGTAGTGACGGTATAGACCCCGTTGTGCGCTTGGTTTGTTTGAAGCTGAACCATGACGCGGTTGGTTGCGCTAAGAGTAACGCCGTCAACAACTATAGCCGCTTGGGTACCTGCGTTAGTCAGTGTTGCACCAACTCCGCTCGAACCGTTGCTATAGGTAGCATTGAGGTTTGCAGTTGTTTCAGCCCGGCAAGGCTGGTGGTAGTGGATACCTGCCGCAGCAATCGTGTCAACATATTGTTTAGTTGCGGACTGCAGTGCGATAGTCGGATCAGCGTTGAGGATTAAATTCCCCGACATTGTTCCGCCAGCTTTAGGCAGGGCGGCGTCAGCCGTAACACCATCTGCGGCTACATCCCGTCCGTCTACAGTCCCACCGACAACTAGGTTGTTACCGATAGTTACGTTGTTGCTGACATCCTCGACAACCGCTTTTTCAGCGGGGTAGGTCAGGAAAATATCCTTAGTACCAATACCCCAGTTTACCGCACTGTTTGAGTTAGACGACGACAGGATCGTAGTCCGAGTAATAGAGTTGCCGGAGGTAGCGTAAGTACCAACCCCGACCTCAAAGTCTACATTGTCAGATATTGCGTAGTACACAGTATCCGTGTTGGACGTGACCGCAGAGAACGCTTGGAAACCAGCGGCAGCGCCGCCAAGGGCATACGCACCCGTTCCCGTAGAGTTCGTGGTCTCTTTTACGCGGTCAGCTACGATAAACGCCATGGCTCAGACTCCTCTAAGTAAGTTTAAGCGATGCGTACGATAGCGTTTGTGGCATCCGGTGTTGGGAACTGAATAGTGAAAGTACCCGTTGTAGAGGTTTTATCAGAGCCAAAGTCCAACACTGCAACAGTTGGGTTGCCTGCTGCGCTACTGTTGTAGATCAACGCGCCTCGGGCAGTGATTGTTGCGTTTGTAAACTCAAGGTCCGGGGTGAAGTCCAAGAAGGCTGTCGTACCTGTAGAAGTTGGGGTCACATTCGTAAGTGTGCCGCCACCCGCTGAGTAAGACCCAGAGTTAGCCACTTCGTTTGCAGTGGTGTACGCAGTAGTAGCTGCCGTAAACGATGCGCTGTTAGTGTATAAGGCCAACTTAAACGTGTTACCCGATGAAGCAGTGAAGTTGTGAACGCCCTTTAAGATTTCCACCTTAAAAGAAGTGCACATAAAGTTACCCGTAAAGGCCATGTTAAAGTCTCCTCATTTTGTCAGCACAAATACCATTATACGCCGAATCTTGCAACATTTATTGCTTGGGTCGAATAACTCTACCAACTCGATACTCTTGAGTGGTCTCTTTAGCCTCACCAAGCATTTTCAAACCTGTCATAGCTTCTGCAAACTTAGAGTTATACATAGCCATTACATCTTGCTCGCCTTTCATAAATATGTAGGCCTCAACAAGGCTTCCATACAACAACGCCAGTTCAGCGTTTTCACTTAGCCAGGTTGTTCCTGACCCTGCGCCCGCAGTAAGACTGGCAGGTCGATATAGGTAATGCAGTTCACAAACATAGTTCTGATCAGGCGTAGGGGCCAAGATCATATTAGAAACATCGAACTGGGCATAGTATTGGGGAGTACCCTGTGTGCTAGGGTCTGGGGTATAGGTCTGGCAGAAAGATACGTCCTTGAACTCAACGAACGTTTTCGCCCCATTTGAGGTAAAGCTCAAAGAAAACGGAGCCAAAAAGTCTGAAGGAGAGGACAAGTACTCGTTACCTTGAGTCATCGTCGCGCTTGCATTCCGGCGGAACAAATCTAGCTGAACGTTCTTTAAAATGCGCTCTTCCGCAATTCTTATGAACAACGGTATATTGGTTACGAAAGTACTTTCCGTATTGTCCGTGTAATCTTGGACTGCAGTTTTTAACTCGTCGTATGTAAAACTCATGTTATAACCACCGTTACTACGCCGACAGAAGCCACAGGCGCTAAGTTATCTGGAGGGGAAAGCCCAGGAAGATAATTGTAACCGACCGGACTCCAACCCCATTGGGTAGCCCGCTGCTGTACAAGGTCTGATTCAGGGCGAGGATTTCTCAACGCCTGCGGATCGGGCCCAACGTTAGGCGGGTAAAGCTGCGGCTGCTTGGGATCATACTCATCAGGGCCCACTTTGGCACCCGTCCACTCCACCTTCATCTCACGAAGACGGTAACGGCGACCAGACCGATCAGATATTCCCCAAGCGTGTTTTCCGCTAGCGTATGACATTAAACCCTCAAATAACG